AAAGTTTGTTCGATTGATTCGATGGCAAAGTTAGTATATCTACGATAAGTAACTTTCCAGAAAGTAATTTGAGGATTACCTGTACATTTCCTCTACCTTATTTTTCAATAAGGATTAGACTATATCTTAAGAAAAATTATTTATTTGCTTTTATTTTCTGCAAGTTGTAAATTTAAAATAAATTCTTCCGAAAACCATTTAGTCGTTGAACCTTCTTCTTTAAAATTTTCTATTTTTTTTAAAATATTATTTACTTGATTTATGTCAATATTTTTTTTTGATGAATTATATTTTACTGTAACAGGCATTAAATTTGACCAATTCCAACATTGTAATTTTTCTTTTTCATCTGTTAAATCAAATTTATAAACAGGTATAATATGATCTATTGACCAATAAGTACCATAATTATCCCAATTCATTTCATCGGTAAAATTATATTCAAACCATTCTCTTAAATATTGAATATTACAGCCAATATAATTCATTGTTGAATCATTCTTAGTAAGAACAGCCCTTAAACGTGAAGCCAATGATTTTTTTAACCTATAATTAATATTTGTTTTATTTTCATTTTTACACCATTCATTTTTTTGCTCTACTAAAAATTTTGGATAACAAGATATGCAAATTTTTTTTTTATAAAACTTTTTAAGCTTAGCGAAGTTTTTTAAAAATTTATCTTCACCACATTTATCACATTTTGCTATTAAAGTCGTTAATCTTTTTTGTCTAAGATTTTTTTTTCTTATTTTATCTTGTTCATTTAAACATTTTTTACATGTCTTTGAATATGATTCTTCACTATGAGAATATTTTCTATATTTATCAAATGGTTTATTAATTTCACATATATTGCATTTTTTTTCTGTTATTTCATATGACATATTTTGTAATCCTATAATATTTTATGTTTATGTTATTTTTAGAAAATAATAAAGAAGCTTGGATGCTCATTGCCCATTTCTATTAAGTTAATACATAATATCATCTTATTCATTTTTACTATACCCAAGTTTTTTATCTTGGCCACAATTTTCTCACAAAAATTGCTTAGTAGAATAAGCTTTAGGGGTTTCAAGCAGTTTGATTTTCTCACCAGGGATTTTCATATTAAAATTCAATAATTTTAATATCCCTGATTAACATCAGTGGTACTTATAAAAGTTTCCACAAAAGGTTTTATGAATATCTTATTTTTTCGATATTCCCTGATGTTTTTCTACCCTACAGGTTTTTAAGGTAAACGTCTTGGGCGCCATAAGCGACGAGTTGCATTAATCCACCTCCCATATTTTTATAATATTGCTAAAGAAAAAATTTTTTTGAATTTTAATTTATTAATTTAAATTTAATTCAAATTAATAAACATAATTATATTTTTAATAAAATATTCAAGATATAATCTTATTTATATCTAAATTTGCTTTCATAAATTTTAATAAATAGCTTTCTTCTAGTACTTCCTTTTTATTTTCATGATTCTTAATAAAAACATAAGAATCATTTCTTTTTTTTATAGTCCATCCTTGTTCAATTGAGTTATATAATAATAACATTTTTTGAAATTTTATAGAATCAACTTTTAAATCTGATTTTTCTAAATCCCTAAAGGAATCTAAATTTATTTTCAAATCCATTATTTTTATAAAAAAAGAAAAGGATTATATTATTTTAACTATTTTATAAATACTATGTAGAATTATTAATTATTTTAACTGTTTACGTCTATAAAATTTAGAAAGATGAGGTTTTTCATTATCCAATTTTTTTAATTGATTAAGATTTGTTTTAACTATTGTACTATTATCATCTGAGTAATAAATATTTTTAATTTTATATCCTTTTTGTTGTGGTATAGTTTCCATAATATAAATACAATTACTACATGGACGACTTAGCAATATTTTATTCATTTTTGATAATCTAATTACCAAAATATTTATTGGTATGAGAATTTTTTTATTTTTTAATGTTTTTAATTTTAAAAGTGCTGCCTCTTCTGCATGAACACCAGGAATATTTTTTTCTACATTCGGTTGTGAATTTATACCATAATTAATTATACCGTGTTTATATGGATTACCTTGCAATACACATGCTATATGATTATATTCTCCACAAAAACATGAATTTATACGTTTTTTACCAATTTCATAAGAATAAATATCTATATTTGTAGGCAAACAAAAACGTTTTGTAAATAAGTTATTTAATAAATCAACACTCATATCCATAGTATGCTTAAAAATTTATTTTTAATTTCGTTTATCTAATAGTATTAAATTTTAATCATTTTTATTTAATATTTTTATTTTTAATTATTTTAAAATTATATTTTATAATAATTATAAATTAAATAATAAATCAAATAATAAAATAAAGAAAGCAATGCCAAATTTTAAACCAAAAATAAATAAAAAAATAAAATTAAATAAAAAAACTACTGTAACACTAGATAATAAGCATAAAGAATTATTAAATGAATTTTCTAAAGATGAAGATAATAAAATACCTGAATTAAAATTAAAAAGAAAAGAATTAAATGAAAAATTGGAAATAGAAGGTAAAAATATGAATATTGAACAAAAAATGAATATTTATGATGAAATTACTGAAATAAATAATGTAATAAAAGAATTAAAACAGAAGAAAAAAAAATATTTTTTAGATAATGCAAATTTGATTTTTGATTATTTTGAAAATAAAAAAAATATATCAAATGGTTTAATATCAAATACTATTTCAAATAAAAATAAAATACTTAATTCTTTTTTTAAAATTGAACAAAATGATTTTTTAGATAAACAAACACAAGCCAAAAATAATAATATTGTTCAAAAATATCTTAGTAATATTGATGACAATTTTCTTGATATTAATTCATTTGTATATCCAACTGATATTTGTCAAATATGTCATAAAGGTGAGTTGATTCCTATAGAAGAAGAGGGAATATTAATTTGCAATTCTTGTTTTAGAAGTATTCCTTATTTGCTTGAAAATGAAAAACCATCTTATAAAGAACCACCAAAAGAGGTTTGTTTTTATGCATATAAAAGAATTAATCACTTTAAGGAAATTCTTGCACAATTTCAAGGTAAAGAAACTACTCAAATACCACCTGAAGTTATAGAAGATATTAAAATGCAAATTAAAAAAGAGAGAATCGAATTAAATCAAATTACTAATTTAAAAACAAAAGAAATTCTTAAAAAATTGGGCTATAATAAATATTATGAACATATACCATTTATTAAAGATAAATTAGGTATCAAACCACCAGTAATGTCTCCTGAATTAGAAGAAACTCTATGCAATCTTTTTATTGAGTTACAAGCACCTTATTCTAAATATTGTCCTGATGACCGTGTAAACTTTTTGAATTACTATTATACTGCATATAAACTGTGTGAACTTTTAGGTGAAACACAATATTTAGACAGTTTTCCTATGCTCAAAGATAAAGAGAAAAGAATTGAACAAGATGCTATTTGGAAAAAAATTTGTGAAGAATTAGATTGGGAATTTATTCATACAATTTAGATAGTATGATATTGTTTATAAGTTACTATGGTTTGTAAGGAAACAATTGAAGTTCTCTTGTATTAAATATAGAAAAATTTGGATCATAACTATTTGCACCCACTCCTGTTCCATAACAGGAACAACCTTTCTTATTTTTAGAACTATATCTTCGATTTGCATTTTTACCTCTACGAATAGTTCTATGATTTTTTTTACCTTTACGAATATTTTTACGACTTTTGCCCATAATATATTACAAATAGATTTTACTATATTATGTTATGTTACCATTTTTGTATTTTAAATCATTTTATAAAATATTTTTTATCAATTTTATAAAATAATATTAATATATTACCATTTATGGTCTAAAAACCTCCAGGAAATTTCACTAGATTTGCACCTATACCAAAACCAGCTCCTGATCTAGCGGTTGCACCCATAGATGGAACATAGGTATCAAGAATACTAAATGTGGCCGCAGCAGTTAAAGAAATCAACACAATTTCTTCTATATTCAAAGAACGTTTAGGAATAGCATAAGCAGCAATAGCAACCATTAAACCTTCAACAAGATACTTAATTATTCTCTTGACAAGTTCGGCAACGTTAATTAAACCGTTCATTATATTAAATAATAAGAAAAAAATATCATTTAAAATATATATTGCGATAAAAAACTTAAAATTAAATAAATAATTTATTTAAAATATGGATCGTTCTAAAGATAAGAATTCCAAAAAGCAAGGTTTTGAGAGAAAAATGAACAATGGCAAAAGTAATCCTAAATATGTTGATTTATTAGAAGAAGACAAGCCAATTGCAGGACAAAAATTTGTATGTGTTTCTTTTGTTTCTCCAGAAAAAATTATAAAACAAAAAGAAATTTTCTTTTTTGAAGAATTCCTAAAGAAGTGGGAATTTAACAAATCTATGGAAAAGTTTGTCCAATTTCTAAATTTTGTATCTTATAAATACAATATTTCTTTTGATGATGTCTCTAATGATTTTAAAGATTTTGTAAAAGAGGAGAAGGACTCTCTTGCAAAAGCCTCTATGGAAGATGATTATAAAACTTTTCTTGATAAAAATGAAGAAGAACTTGAAAAGAAATTTAATATTTCACATAATTTTCAAACAGCTACAAGAGGGTTAAAAATCCGTGGATCCTATCCTACTATGGAAGAGGCAGAATTAAGATGTAAGATGTTGAGAGAAATAGATCCTAATCATGATATTATGGTAGGTCCTGTTGGAATGTGGATGCCATGGGATCCAGAGGCTTACAAAACAGGTAGAGTTGAATATATAGAAGAAGAGTTGAATCAATTGATGCACGAAAAAACAAAAAATGAAACCAATGCAAAAACAGCATTCGAACAGCGTGTAAAAGAAACAAAACAAAAGGCAATTGAAGAGAATATTAAAACCGCAGAAAAATCCGGAAATGTTTTAACACAAACAATTGATGAACAAGGTAATCTTATTGGTGTAAATAATGCAAATACTCAAGAGTTTGGATTAAAAGATAAGGAAAATATTTCATCTGCAGATATTTGTGCAGAATTGTTTGATGGTGAAAATATTGTAGTTGGAAAAACAGATTACGGACAAAGTGAATTAAAATCAGGTCCTTTTGCTGGTAAATAGATATATATTTAATAAATTAAGAAGATCAAATAATAAAATTTATTATTTTTGTAAAAATTTAAATAATATTTAATAATATAAAGAATGACATCGACGGATCTAACATTTCGTAGTCCTAAAGTTGATATTTCTGAGTGCGTTGGTTTATGTTATTATAATGAATTAGTATATGCAACATCATATACAAGTGGGCAGCTATATAAAATAGATCCTAATTCAAAACTTAGTAGTCAAGTGGGTGATTTATCTGCGTACAGTGGTCTACATGGTATTGCTGATGATAATGCTGGAAACCTTTATATTTCTGCTAATATTTCAAACAAAATTATCAAATGCGACATAAATGGTAATAATATTAGTACATTTGATGTTACACCATATGGAAGTGGACCTACAGGTATATTATATATAAATGACTCAAATATATATGTTTCTTTATATATATCTGGACAAATTATATCAATAGATTCATCTTTGAATTATAATGGTACAGTAGCAACAGGATTAAATGGTCCTCAAAGTATAACACAAGATAATGATGGATTATTTTATGTTTCAGAATATGATTCGAATAAAGTTAGTAAATGGAACTCTGATTGGACTTCTTCATCAAGTACTTTTATATCCGTAGCAGCACCAACAGGAATAGTTTATTATAGTAATTATATTTTTGTTTCTAGTAATACTACCAATAATGTTAATCAATATGATTTAAATGGTCAACAGATAACTACATTTACTGATAATGTATCATCACCATACAATATATTATTCATTATATATACCGTTACTTCTGGTGGTAATACAACAACATACCAGAATTTTGTTGAAGCTTCTTATGGTGGTAATGGAGCTTATTTTTATTCTTTTAACAATATTACTTGTTTTAGTGAAAATACTAAAATTCTTACTTTAAATAATGGCATTGAAGAATATGTTTCTATTAAAAATTTAAAAAAAGGAGATTTAGTTAAATCTTATTTACATGGATACAGAAAAATAGATTCAATTGGTAAAGGAAATATGTTTAATAATCCCGAAAAAATAACTACTTGTATGTATATTCTTGAAAAAACAGAAGACAATAACTTAATTGAAGACTTAATCATTACAGGAGGTCATTCTATACTTGTAGATAAATTAACTGAAGAAGAATCTAAGAAACAATCGCTTTATTGGGATAAAGAAATTAAAATAGATGATAAAATGCTATTATTAGCAGGCGTTTCTTCTCTATTTAAACAAATTACAGATGAAAAAATGTTTACATATTATCATTTTACATTAGAAAATAATGGTAATGATGATGAAAGATTTGGTGTATATGCAAATGGAGTGTTAGTAGAAACACCCTCTAAAAAACAATTTCAAAAATTTAAAATTGAGGAGTTATAATTTTTTTTCTTTATGCATTTTATCAAAAATTATATGATATTTCAATATAATTTAATAATCCTAAAATATTTACAAAGTATCATTTTTAAAACTGAAAATTTTTTTCTTTGAATTTATTTACACCTTTTTACATTTCAAACACCGATTATTTATCTTCTAATTTTTTTAATCTTTCATCTACAATTTGTAGTATATTATAAATTGCTTCTAAATGTGTAACAAGTTCTTGGTCATAATATCTTGCTAATGGAACTGATTTAGAATATCTATTATTATTAATCGCAGTTTTCTTTTCAGTTAATACATCATTTATGACCTTAAAATTATGTTCTATTGATGTTTTTTTATCACTTTCATCTTTTTCTTTTTTTTGTTTTTCCAATTCTAATATTCTTACTTGTAATTGTTGTATTTCTTCAGTAACTGAACTCATGTTAAAATATAAATACTATTTTGTTTATTATTTACATTTCAATTTTATTATAAAATCGGCATTTGAAATGTTAAAAGGTGTAATAATTTATTATTATATAAATTTGAAAATCTTTATTATAGGGTTCTTTTCAATAAGTTCAACTATATTAATTCTTGTATCTTAATATAATATTTATTATAAGATACCTTTTTAGTTATTATAAAGTGTTTTTTTAGTTAATTATAAAGTGCTTTTATATTTTTTAAAAACTTTTTATAAAATACTTTTACCATTTATTTGCCTTTTTAACGCTAATTTTTTGTCCTCCTCCACGTTTTCTAACTGAATTAGGATCATATTGTTCTTCTTCATCATCATCTTTAAGCCCTTTTGATAATTCCCAAAATTCTTTAGATCCTAATCTAAAGTCTCCATGATTATCTGCTTTATACCAAAAAACTTGATCATGTAACTTATTAGATTTTGAATTATTATGTATTACTAAGCATTCATAATTTTCAGTACATTGATCCATTACTTGACAAAAGCTCTCAAATGTTGGAAACATTCCTGCATAATTTTCATATATTCGTTTTCTATTAGCAATATAATTTTCTCTCAAAATAAATACATAATCAATATTGGTTCTTAGAGTAGGAGGTATACCTAAGGGATATTGCATTGTGATGACTAACATAACTTTCCAATGTCTCAACTATACCATTTCATTCAGACATTTCCTTCTGAAATCATTAATTCTATGCTTTTTAAATAGGCATAGCATCCTCTCGGATGGGTTTAGACTATATCTTAAGGCATCATCGTAACTAGTTAGATTACTCAACCCCACGAGCATTTAGTCGTTGAACTATCATCATATCCTCACTATAACGGATTTAGATGACGAGCTGCGGATTATCTCTATTTTATACATTTTTACTATACCTTATGTAGTTAACATAAGCCACTAATATATTTCTATAATAGTTTAGTAGTATAAACTTTCAGAGAACTATAAATAAGTTCTAAATCAAGACGTTTCCGCAATTTGGACGTGTCGCATATTATTTCTAATATACTAGCCATTCTTTTGAAATGACTCAGGCAAACATTTCACCATTCATGAAAAGTAAACGCATCATCTTATCACGAGCCCATGTATTATCATATAAACAGTCATCTAAAATAACAAAGGCACGAGGATCAATAGTACTACGCTTATATGTTTCAATTTCCTTTTTTATTTGTTTTAAAACAGTACGCTGACGCTTTAAAATATTTTCGATAATAGCAGTATTATATTCATTATGAACAAATAATTTTGGTACCATCTTACCGTAAAATCCATTACCTTCTTCTGTGGCTGAAATAACGGTGCCAATAGGTATATCTTGTTGATAATATAATAAATCTCTAACCAAGAAGGATTTACCTGTATCACGTTTACCAATTAGAACAATAACAGGACCTTTATTTTCATTTGGTTTGAAACTAATACTTTTCATATCGAATTTTTTGAGTTCTAAGGTCATTTTATATACTTTCTAAATTTTTAATTTATATTTTTAAACGAAAATAGAAAATATTTAGAGTATTATTTTATTTAGATTATATTAATTAAATAATATTAATTAAATAATAAATAAGTTAAAATTACACTTTATTAATATTTATTAGCTAATAATGATTCAGGTAAATTACCAAAAACGAAAAAATCAAGAACTTTTTAAAAGTTTAGAGGATCCAAATTTACTTTTTCTCTCTAATACTCAAAATTATATTCCCATTTATAAAAGGTTTTTTTCCTTAAATGATACAAATTATAACAATATTAATTTAAATCACAAATGGTATATAACATCAGTAAACCAGTCTATTGAAGATAATGATAATTTATATAATTGTAGAATTAAAAATATCAATACAAATAAGGTTAAAGATAAAATAGTATTTTTTAAATTAGCTCCTTTATTAGATCCATATAAATATTTGGTTGGTAAATATAATATTAATGATATTCATTTATTTAATCTTCCAAATATAAATTCAGATGAATCAAATAATAATTCTAAAATAATAGACATAAATAATTCTGCTTATGTTGATGGATTATTTTTATTTTTAATGAGTAATCTTATTTATGATCATAATTTTGTTCATGGTGTTGATTATTATGGATCCTTTTTATCTATTAAAAATAATTTCAAATTAAATGTATTTGATGATATTGATTATTTAAATAATTCTGATTTTTTTAATAAAAATAAAAATATTCTATTTAAAATAGATGATTATGCACATTTATTTGAAGATGACAAACCTAAATTAAAACCAATTAAAATTGAATATAATTCAACTGCAAAATCAAATATATCTATTCAATCATTTAATAATAATTTATTTGAAAATATTTTTGAAGAAGATAATACATTTAAAGAAAAAAATATAAATGAATTACTTGATTTAACAAATAATAATATTGAAATACTAAATGATAGTTTTGAAGATAAAAATAATTTTACATTAAAATCTAATTCTACATGTTCATCAAGATCTTCTTATACTTCTGAAGGTGAAGTAAGTAGTGATTGTAACAATTGTAATAATATAGAAAATTTACAAAATAGCGATGAAGAGGATTCTAAATGGGAAGATATAAGTGATAATAATGATTTAAATAACTCTAATACTTCAGAAGATGAAATAAATATAAATGAAGAAGATGAAATAAGTAGTATTGATGAAGAGGAATTAATTGCAATTATACCTAAATTTCCTGTTCAAGTTATTTGTATGGAAAACTGTGAAAATACATTTGATGACCTTATTTTTAATAATGATCTTACGCAAGATGAATGGTATTCTGCTTTAATGCAAATCATAATGATTTTAATTACTTATCAAAAGGCTTTTGCATTTACACATAATGATTTACATACAAATAATGTTATGTATAATAATACAGATAAAAAATTTATTTACTATTGTTACAAGAAAAAAACTTATAAAGTACCAACCTTTGGACGTATTTTTAAAATAATAGACTTTGGTAGAAGTATTTACAAATTTGATGGTAAATTATTTTGTAGTGATAGTTTTCAAATAGGTGGTGATGCTGCTACACAGTATAATACAGAACCATATTTTAACGAAAAAAAACCAAGATTAGAACCTAATTATAGTTTTGATTTATGTCGTCTAGCATGTTCAATTTTTGATCATATAATAGATGATTTTGAAGAAATTAAAGATATTAGTAAGTGTAATGATCCAATAAAATGTTTAATTGTGGAATGGTGTTTAGATGATAATGGTATTAATATGTTATATAAAAATAATGGTACAGATAGATATCCTGATTTTAAATTATATAAAATGATTGCGAGATGTGTTCATAATCATACTCCACAAGCACAACTTGAACGTCCAGAATTTAAAGAATTTAGTAAATTTAAAGGAGATATACCAAATGATGTGATAAATATTGATAATATTCCTTCCTATATATAAAATTATTTTTATATCCTATATATAAAAATAATTTTATATTATATTATATATACATTAAATATAATTATAAAATATATTATATTATTGTAAAATGGATAATTTTGGTTTTATTATTACAAGACATGTTAATTCTGAAATAACTAATAAATATTGGAATCATTGTATTAAATGTATTCGTAGATTTTATCCATTTAAAAAAATAGTTATTATTGATGATAATAGTAATCCTGATTTTTTAAAAGCAGAATTCAGCTATAAAAATATTGAAATAATTCAATCTGAATTTAAAGGAAGAGGAGAACTATTACCATATTATTATTACTTAAAAGAAAAATATTTTGAAAATGCAATTATTTTACATGATAGTGTTTTTTTTCATAAAAGAATTCATTTCGAAAAATTAAGCAATATAAATGTAATACCTTTATGGTTTTTTTATGCGGATAAAGAAAATATAAATAATACTTTAAAAATAGCAAGTAAATTAAAAAATTCATATGAAATTTATAATAATTTATCTTTAAATGATACAATTCTTGGATTAAAACACTTAAAGTGGTACGGTTGTTATGGTGTTCAAAGTTATATTAATCATAATTTTTTAAAATATATTAACGAAAAATATAATATTGTTAATTTAATATATTATATTCATTGTAGACAAGATAGATGTTGTCTTGAGAGAATATTTGGAGCTATAATTTTTAAAGAATGCCAAACTATTCAAGATAAAAAGTCTTTATTAGGAAATATAATGACTTACCAAAAATGGGGATATTCTTTTCAAGACTATGAGAATGATATAAAAAAAGGAAAGATACCAAAAGCAATTATAAAAGTATGGACAGGAAGGTAAATTTTTAATTCTTTTTATAATATTATTTCGTAAAAAGAATTTATATTTAATTTAATTATTAAAACTCTGGATTATCTGTAAACACTGGAGTAATTAGAGAACTATCACCTCCTCCTTGTATTATTATCGGTTTTAACTGATCTAAAATAAAATATCCAAAAATAACACTAAAATATACTAAAAGTGAATCTCTTAATAATAATTTTAAAGGTTTCGACTCTTTTTCTATAAATCTCATTTCTATAAATTTTGATATTAAAAATATAATAGAGATTATCATTGCTATTACAAAAATATTATCCATTTAAATTATCACGTGTATTTTCTTTTATTTTTTTTACGCAAAATTATTTTATTCTAAAACTTCAATATCATCAATTAATAAATCTGGTAATAAATCAAGTTTTGGTTCTTCTATATTATGTATATCTAAAGCATCTAATTCAAATGGTTGTGTTGAAATATTAAGTTTAATATTATCATTTTCATCTTCTTCATTTTCCATCTTTCTTTGTTGTGATCTAATTTCACTAATTTCTTCAAGTCTTTGAATTGTTTTTGGAGCATTTACAGGAACTATATTTCCATCAGAGCCCTTAATGTAGTCAACATCATTAAAGCTTAATTTACTACTAATAATATCATTGTTAGAATTATTAATACCTGATGCATTTACATTTGGAGGTATTGTATTTGATATATCATTATTTTGTTGTTTAATAGGTTCTTCAATTATTTGTTCTTTAATTTCTTCAACAACATCTTCCTCCACAGTTTCATCCATATAAGCTTTCAAAATAGCTTCGACAGGAATACTCTCTCTTAATGTATTTAAAATTCCTTCTTGAACAATTATTTCTAATTCTCTATAATGTTTTTGAATTTGTAAAGGAGGGATATTAATTTCAAATAGATAGACATTTTTATAAATTTTTCTTGCTACATTAATATAAACTTTATGAATAAAATCATCCAATTTTGGAACATTGATATTGATTTTTTTTTGTTTTTGTCCAACTCGCATAGCAGTTAAAATTTTAAGCTGAATAATATGTACACATGTTACTAGATCTTCTAAATAAGAACAACCGGATTTTTCACAAATACGTTTTCTCTCAATTTCAATAATACTTTGATTCCATTTTGGTATTCTTGAAATAAAATTTTGAAATGTCATTAAGTATTTATCCATTTCTCCATTTTCTTTACATAACTTGATTGCTTCATCTAATATTGATTTATAACCATCAATAATTAATGGTGTTAAAATAGTAACTAATCTAGCACCCCATTCATTTTTTGACTCATGTAATGTTGATATTGAAAAATCATCCATATTACATAAAACTAATATTTTCTAAACAATGTTCTGAACTCAAAAATATAAAATTTAATATAAATAATATTAATAATTTTTCATTTCTAAATTCTTTTCTTACATTATTAAAACAAACCAAAAGTTCATATCTTTTTTTAATGGTAATATTTTTATCTAAAAAACTCTGTTTTTCCAATA